CGACCGATTGCCGTACCGATGCGGAGTATCTTATCCACGTCCAAGTCGCAGCGGATGGATTGTGGGCGAGCGGAGCGTATGCGTTGGTCGTGTTGATGACCTGAAACCGCATGGTGCCGCGAATGACTTTCACTCTGGCTATCACGAACAACTCGAGCCCGGCCGGGTAGTCGCCGAAGTCTTGCTCGATGCCATCATTGTCGGAACCGCCGATGACCCGGAGACACTGTGTCCCGGTCTCTTGCATCGTCTTGTTTTTCTCAACGAGAGACGGCGTGTTGAAGTTGGTAATACTCCCGGTCCCGGAGTCCTCGAGGAGGCCATCCGAGAAAAGGTTGTTAGTGACGTACGCTCTCTGGGCGACGGTGAACGAGGAGGTGTTGCCCAAGTTGGTCGACCCGGTCGTGAGCGTGACGTCCATCTTGTTCGACGACACCGAGTCGATGATAGCCGGCTCCCACACGTTGGTCGCGAGCCCCTCGGTCGAGACCATGACGTACTGGCCGACATAGAACCTCTCGATTGCCGCCGCATTCTTGAACGTGAGTGTCGTGTCGGTTGAGGCGTTGTCCGAGGCGTCTGCGGTCATGTAGACCTTGTCCTCGAACGAGACGTAGTCGAGATATTGCGACGGATCTGTGACGTGGAGGCCCATCCCGAAGGGTGCTGTCCCATATACCGACTCATCGAGGCCGAACCACTTGCCCGATATTGCCGAGGCCTTCTGACACTTGCGGGTGAACGTTATTGCAGACCGGACGTCCTTGTGCAGCATGTCACTGAGCGTTTTCTGCAACGGCAAGTAAGTAAGTACATCCACGCCATCCTTCCACGGTGGCGATACACAGAACTCTTCCCGGCTGGCCTGCAACTGGTCCAATGCCAGCTTGTTGGCCCGTGTCAGATACACATCGTCCAGTCCCAGCCCCCGCCGTATACGCCGGGCCATGGCCCGTATAGCACCCTCGTTGGACTCGAACCTACTGTCAGCATTGTCCCGCTCACAGGTGTAAGGCGGCTCGTCCATGAACGTCACGTCATGGTCACGGGTAGCACCCGGCAGGCTTTTCAAATGTATTACAGGATCTGCCATATCACTCCTCCAATAACGGCCTCACCACTTCGACAATCTCCCTACCCACTGCATCCCGTTCGCCATGGGTGCCGAATATGGTGCGAGCCGTCACATCCAGTTCCAACCGGCGCAAGCCACCCCGGCCCATGTCCCTGCCAAGTGCTGACGCCTGAGCTGGTGTCAACACCACCTCGCCAGGTGAAAGCATGGCAGGGATAACGTCCCGGCTGCCCGGCGGCCTGCGGTCAACACCAGCCACCCCACCATGCTGCATGCCGAAGACAAACTTGCCAACATCAAGACCAGCAGACACCTGCGGGAACAGAAGCTTGATTGCTTGAAACACTGCCAGTCGGGCAGCCAGTTGAGATATCATCTGCATCACGCCACTGAAGAATCTGTCGGCCTCGTTGGTAGCCTGCCGGAACCCTTCACCAATGCTGCCGAATATAATGTTGGTGAAGTTGTTTGTAATCTGCCCGGCAGCTCGTTCAAACCCATCAGACATCCCATCAGCAGTAGCCTGCACATCGCTCCGCACCCCGGCCATCGTCTGCGCCACCATGGTCCGGAGTTTCTCCGCCTCCTCGGCGGCGATCTCCCCGGCCCTGACCTGGACGTCTATGTACTCCAGCCACGCCTCGGCTCGGGCGTCCACGGCGGCGATCTCGGCGGCCTGCCGCTGCTCGTCGTTCGCCGCGTACTGCAGCCAGGCCTCGTTGATCTGGTCGAGCGTGGCGCGCTCCCGCGCCAGTTTCTCCTCGTGCCGCTTGCGGTCGGCGGCCTCCGTCCGCTTCGCGATCTCCTCCTGCTTCAGGGCGTATATCTCGTCCAGTTGGGCCAGGGTGTCGGTCTTCTGGCGCTCGAGGGCCGTCCGGCGCTCGCTGCCTTCCTCGGCCAGCGCGATCTCCGAGTCGAAACGGTCGGCGACCATCCGGCGCCGCTCCCGCATCTCATCCTCGAGCTGCGCCATATCCTCGCCTCGGAGCGCCCAGGTCTCACGCTGCAGGTCGAGCCGCAGGGCGGAGACCTCGTCGGTGAACCGCGCCTCTGCGCGGATACGTTCCTCGACGGCGCGCTCCTGCGCCATGCGCTCCTCGTCCAGTCTCTTGAGCTCCGACTGGGTCAGTATCTTGCCCTCGGCGGCCATCTGGTTGTAGGCCATGACCTGCGCGAGGGAGACGTTCGTCCCCTTTTTTATCAGCTCGTCCGCGAGCCTGCCGAGCTCGTTATAGACCTCCGGCTGCGTGTCCCGCAGCTCCTCGACCTTCCGGTTGTACTCGGCCATGACGTCGGCCGCCTGCCCGGTGATCTCGATATGGGTGCGGGCCTCGGCGTTGATCCCCTTCAAGGCGTCGTCGAACGCCTTGACGATCCGGGTCACGAGCCCGAACTTCGTCTCCAGCGCCACGAGGGCGCCGACGATGAGGCTGATCGCGGCCAGGATCGGGTGAGACGTCAGGAGCGCGAAAGCGATCCGCAGCGCGCCGACCGCCTTCGTCGCCAGGTTGAAGCCCATGAGAACGCCGCCGGCGCCGATGAGCCCGGCCACGAGCGCGGCGAGGGTCTTGACGAGGCCCTGGTTGGCCTGGACGAACTCGGCCAGGTTCTGCATCGCCGGGACGAAGGCATCGGCGAACTGCCGCGCGATCGGCTCGAGCGCCGTCCCGACCTCGACCAGGGCGACCTTCACGGACTGGAGCGCCCGGTTGAGCTGGGTACGGAGGGTAGCCTGCATCATGTTGAAAGCCGTCTCGGTACTGCCAGCTGCATCACCCATGGCCTCAAAGCTCTCACGCAGCGTGTCTATGTTGTTTGCCATGGCCAGCAGTCCACGGGCAGCCCTAATGTCTGGTACCAGCTCACGCACTTCCTCGAGACTGAGGCCACGGAACTGTTCTACTATCCCGATGAGGTTATGCATCTTGCCCGCAGCATCGGTGGTCTTGATGCCCATCTTTTCAAGCGCCTGCCCAGCCTCACCAGTAGGCGCCGCCATGGCCTGCAACACACGCATCAGGGAAGTGCTGGCAAGAGTGGTTTCTATACCGGCAGCCGTCATGGTAGACATTGCAGCCCCGACCTCTTCTATAGAAGTGCCCGAGGTACGGGCCATGGGAAACACTACACCGAGGCTGCCAGCAAGCTGGTCAAGGGTGGTCTTACCAAACTTCACGGTCTGGAACAATACGTCAGAAACCCGGCCAACCTCATCGGCTGACATACCGTACGCATTCAGGGCAGTAGTCAATATGTCAGCCGAAGTTGCAGCATTAGAGGCACCGGCGGTTGCAAGTTGCACCGCCTGGTTCAGCACCGTGGCAGAGTCAGCAGCCGACCGGAACCCAGCCGACACAATGTCGTACCGGGCTTTGATGAGAGGCTTGAGCGCCTGCCCAGAAGCCACAGCCAAGTCCTGAAGCTCCCGCTGCATGTCCTGCAGCTCGCCCTGCGTTACCCCGTCCATGAGCGTACCGACCTCAGTGACACCAGCACGCACATCGGCAGCCATCTTTATAGCAACAGCACCAACACCGGCCATGGCAGTACCAGCAATAACCATCTGGCGACCCAGCTTGCCAGCCTCAACGGACGTCTTGCGCATCTGCTTCTCAACGTCACCGAGGTTCTTGGCTACCTTCTGAAACTGCCCGCTGGCCTTGTCCAGCGCCTGTATTATGATAGTGACCCTGCGGTCTGCCATGTTACCTTCCTAACCGGTACCCGCTTCGGCGGCCCTTGCGGTCCAGCTCCCGCTGGTGCCGCTTGCGCTCACGCTCCTCTGCATCAAGCCCCGCCATAGCAACCGATACATCGAACTGCCACTCCCGCACAAACAGCCCCATCAGGCTATGGGGGAGGACTCCGTATCGCTTGGCAATTCCGTCAAGGAGTGGTCCGGCCCGCTGGAAAAAGGGGCAAGGGCTTCTCCAAGGTCGACGTCAATGCCATTCAGCCGCAGCACCTGACTGGCAATCCATGTGGTCTCTGCCAGTCCAAGGTCAGCAGTGCCAACCACCTCTTCATCATCAGGTGGTGCTATACCAGCCACCACCCGTGGCTCCACCGTGCCTGCCACCACAACCTTATCAATGACACGCAGCGCCTCTATCTGGTCTGCCTCGTCAACCTCGGCGGGCGGCAGGGACTGTGCTGTTATGAAGCCAGCCGGGAGCCCCTCGTAGATGTCTGCGAACTCGTCGGCTGTCAGTTGACGGATACGATACACATATTCCGTCATCGGGCTTTGCACTACATCCTGTCCCTTGCCCCGTATCTGCGATGCCGGGGTGGGCGTGAACTGCTCGTTGCCACTCATCGGTATGGCCTCCTTTGTTACCTGCCCGTCACACCGTAACCGAGTTGAGGTTACGCAGCGTGATGGTCAGCTCGTCGTCCGGTGTGTCGTTGTCGTACACCGCCATGAAGGGGATGGTGTACACAATGGGTCCAGCGTCACCGATCTGCGGGTCAGCCGCGTCCATCAATCTGCACCGCGGCATGAGTATCGTCAGCGTGTAGCTCTCGGCACCCGCTGCCGTATCACCAGTACACACGAGCTGGATGGGTATCTCGGTGCCCGCCAGATGCAGCCCCAGCGAAACAACCTCATCAAACTCCAGCTCAATTTCACCCTCTACAGCGAACACACCGCTAGGTCGTGGCTCAGCCGTGACCGTGCTGCCCAATTTCCCACGTGCCGAAGTGAAGGGTGCTGTGATAGACATACGGAAGGCCCGCACGTACGTAGTGACCGAATTGAGAGTGAACACCACCTGCCCATAGTGAATGGGCAACGTGTCGGGATACGATGGGGTGCCCGGCGTCCCCTCAACAATACGGCTCTTGCCGATGAACGACCACGCCGCCTCGAGATAGCCACCCACCTCCAGAGAGAGGTCCAAGCCCGTCACCTTCATGCCAAGGTAGTTATGGCACTCGATGTCACGCTCAACCTCAATAGTGAGCCCGGTCATTTCATCCGTCTCGGGGGTGAACTCGTGGTCCCACGTCGAGTCATTGGCCGACTTTACAGCCGAACCGAGCAGGTGCTTGAACAACAGCTCCTGCCCCTCGAAGAACAACACCGTGTTGATGTCACCCTCAGCGTAATGAACGCCGTCGATGAAATCCCGCCTCGAGCGGCCCCGTATGGTCGGGAGCGGCACCATTGGCACGTTGTAAGAGAGCGACTCACTGATGAACTCAAACCAGTCAGTGCGTGGGGTTTTCTCGGTACCCCACGTGTTCTCCGCAACGATGCCGATGTGGCCCTTGAAGCCTACACCGATACTCATGGCCTATTCCTCCTTTTTGGAGCGCCGCCGTGATTTCTTCCAGCCGCCCTGGTCCAGAAGATTGTTGGCGATGTCTTCAGGAAATTCGGCCTCCTCGTTGACCGCCACTCGCACCGTGCCCTCACCAGGTACATCGATGTTGGCAAACCTGCGGCCCGGTCCTACATACTTCAGCACTACCCGTTTCATGCGTATTCCCTCATGCTGATATTTATAATAGCTGCAGCCACACCACCGTCGGGCCGCAACCTACTCCAGTCAAAGTCAGCTGTGTTGGGCGTCATGTCCACGAGCAGCGCAGTACCTTCACCATCATCAAGCTGCCGGTCCGCCAGTATGCGGTCCTCGAAATCCTGCACGTCGTTCACGAGGTCTTCGACAACCTCGTCGGGGTTGGCATTGTACCGGATTATTTCTACCCGCACATCCAGCCAGCACTCCCACTTGCTAGGCATCTGCTTCTGGACACGACGCACACCCATCGGCGTCAATACCCCCATGGGCTCGTCCTCGACAATCGTCACGTCCAAGTGCGCCCAACCATGGTTCGTGCGGTCACTGCCCGCCCGCCACTGTATGTGCCCGGTGCGGTTGTCACCTTCAAGCACATCACGCAACCGCTCGAGCCGAGTTATCCAGTCAACCGTAGTACTCATATATCAGCCGCCTCTGTGGTGTGCGTGTACTGCACGACAATTTCCATGGCCGTGATAACTATGCTGGTCACCTCGGACTCTATGGGCGTTGCCGTACGCACGTATGCATCCAACACGTAGGTATGCCCAAGACCCAACTGGCGGTCGGCGTATATGGCACGCTTCACGTCAGCAATCAGCTTATTGGCCTCAGTTTCCTTCTCTGCATCGGTGGCAACTTTCTGCACACCAATGACGTGTACTTCCAGCGCACTGTGTATGCGCCGGGGCATCGTGTCACCCTTGTTCAGCTCAGGCCCACCATACACCTCCAACAGCGGCATATCGGCACCCCGCTTGGCATTGATATCCACTGGCCCCAACACCACCGTCTGCACAGTAGTCTCATACGAGCCGGTGCCATCAATACCCTGCAGTATCGTCTGTAAGGCCTCAACAATACTCTGCCGCTTGTTGCTCACCTCTCACCCCTTCCCTCAATGGCACGAGCTATCCGGTCCAGCGCACCACCAACTTGCATATTGATGGCCAGCTCCTCGTCACGCAGTGCCCTGCCAAGGTATGAGCGCTTCGGCATACGGACCTGCCGGGTACTAACCCACTGCCCACTGCGAGTGCGGAAGGTCAACATGCTGGCCCTCCTTGGTCTTATGATGCCACCCTCCTCATGTATGCGAGCATGTGGTTGCCCCTGCGTACCCATCTCGCCAACCACCCAGTCACCCCTGTGCCGCACGGTGAACACGCTCCCTACACTCATGCGCAATGCACCCGTTACCCAGCCAAGACGTGTACGTGACGGCGGCCCTGATAAGTATTCGGTACGTGCTCGCCGTTGCACCCGGCGCAATGAGTTAGTGATGCGCTGGTGTAACAACCTGCCCACAGCATTGCGGTCGCTACGGCGCATCACCTCCAACAGCGGCAACAGGTCGGGTGACGTTATACGTATCGTTTCACTCACAGCGAGAACGACCGCACTTGCCGGTACAATCCCAGCGTCCTGCGGGTATTGGGCAGCAACCTATCCAACACCCACTCAACCGAGTACTCTCCATAGTTCGTACGGACAGCCATCTCGTTCTGGTTGTCGACGTCACTATAAAGAGCCCGGCCCACCTCCATTATGGCCATTGCAAGGTCAGCCGGTACCTCGGGGTCAGTACCACTGTCCTGTTGGTTGTACCCAGCCTCATATACCACCTTGAGGTTGGCTACCCCCCGAGTGAAGTGCCCTGCTCCAGTAAGGCCAGCAAACGAGGGCAGCAACCGTATGATACCACGGGCACCGTCCAAGTAGTAATCATCGCTACTTATCAGGTCAGCGGAAGCAAAGTCCCGGTCAACGTCATCGTGCAGCGTCGTAACGCTACTCACTGGCCGGTGCAACAGCACAAGGTCACCGTGCCCCCTGCCCATACCATCGTGATACTCGGTATGCGTCTCAATAGCCAGCGAGCGGCCCAAGTAGTTATCCACCCACACCTCTGCTGCCTCGCCCAGCTCATCCAACAGGGTGTCATCACCACTGCCCGTTATGCCAAGAGCACGCTTGAAGCGGGCAATGATTATCAGGTTGTAACTATCCCCGGCTGCCATGCTACACCGGCACCTTCAGGGCATAGACCATGGCATGGCAGTCAGCAGTTGAAGCCGATACCACGCACGATACAGCCACATTGTCACCGGCTGGCAGCGGTACCGCCAAGTCTCGGTGATAGCTTTCCTCTTTGTTGGTCGTCAGCGACCCCTCGATCTGGGTCGCTGCCCCAAACTTCAGCGTCACGAGGGCAGAGCTGTCTGACCAGCCACCGAACCCGTACACAAGATACTGGTATCCTGAACCCGGTGCCGCCAACGTAGCAGTTGCTCCAGCATTCGTGCCCTCGGTCTCAGCCAACTTGACAGCATCGGGACTACCACCGAACAGCGTCTCAAGACCAACTGATTTCACGATGACACCTCCAACTCAACCCCGGCTGCCATGAGCCTCTCGGCCCGTGCTTTCGCAGAGCCACCGGCAGACAGACCATGGTCCTTACACATCTTCCCGAGGACCTTGTACGAATAGGCTGCCACCACAGCATCCGCCGTCACCGGCAGTACCTCGTAGGCTGCCTCCTCATCGCCTGGTTCCTTCACGGCGCCCGGCCCACCTACCATCTTGTCGGCTGGTGCCGCCAGTGGTGCCTTGCCACCACGGACGAAGTCGCCGGGGTGCGCCCCCATCAAAGCCACCCCAACATCATCGGGTACATCGACGGAATCGCCATCGGCCTCAAACCGGTGACGCAGGTACCGGAACTGCTGTGGTGCGCCCGGCCCCGGTGTGTATGTGAGTCTCACTTTGATACCTCCTTGATGAGGCCATGCAGGTCCGCCGCCGGTACATCTGCGGGTACCTCCACAGCCAAGGTGCGAGCACCCTGTAAGGTGCTGCGCAGTATGCTGGCTTCCGCCGTCTGCAGCCTGTCAACCATATCAAGCTCAGACACCCGTGCGTAAGCCCAAGTCCTGTACCACCCATCAAACTCCCGGCGCTCATAAGCAAGGCACCGAGCCATCTTGCGTGCCAACCAACTACACTCAACCGTACGCACATCAGGGGTGCTGCGGTCAGAACGGGTCAGGAATATCACCGTACCCAATGGAGCCTGATAACCAATCTTCGCCTCGGGCATGAACGTCTGCAGCGGGCTGCGCACCCTCCACATACTACCCTCCAGCTTGGTACGGTCCTTTTCGTCCTTGATTATATCCAACAGCCACGGGCACTCATCAGCATTGTACCTGTACAGGTTCATTGGCTTCGGATACGCCAGCACCTGCCCCTTGTACAGCAACACATAGTCGTCGGCCAGAAACATGTCTCCCCCATGCACAGCATGCAGCATGGTAGAAGTCTTGCCAGTGCCAGCGAAAGCCGTCACCACCGTAGCATCACCACCCGCCGGGGCGAATGCGGAAGCATGGGCAAAGACAGCACCCGCCTGGACGGCCGACAGCTTCACAAAGAATTCAAGTATCCCGTAGATGTAGTACCACGGCCACGTACCACCCACTTCCACATACATCACCCATGGCCTTGTACCAGCCACCATGTCATCGAAAGGCAGCGCAACCTTACTGAAATTGTCGTCAACGATGCAGTACATGGTATCATTGTACCGGGCCAACTTACTCACATGCTGCCACGGCCCATTGTCCGGTACCTTGTCAACAAACCGCACCTCACCATGTATCTCCGTGACATTGTCAGGCTGCAGGAACGCCAACTCCCCATACAACAGCTGCTCGAAACCGTGCGGAATATTCACCAGCCGCACGTTGACAAGGTCATGATACCCTATCACCATATCCTTGCTCATACCGCTAGGCCTCCACTCCAAGGATTACATCGACCAACATCTCGTTGTTCCTTTGCCCATCATCACGCTCCTCTACTACAGCACGAGCACCACGCTGAGCATTCGCATAATTCGCCAACACGGTGTCATACATGCGCCTGAAGTCACTGGCACCATCAAACATAAACTCAGGCCACAGCGTCTGCGCACCCGGCCAGTAATGCACCAACGGCACACACCCCATAGCAGCCGCCTCAGCCACCGCCACCGGGCTGCCTTCACGCACACTGGTATTCACTATGAAGCCGGGCTTTCGCAGAAACTCCTCTGGCCTCTTTACGTACCCCGTATACACCAGGTTCTGTGGACTCCGCTCCAATAAGTACCGTTCTATCTCACCATGCTGAAACTCACCACCCACAACGAAAGTGAGGTCAGGGTTCAACCGAGCTATTTCCACAAGCATTGGCACACCCTTCTCCCGTGCCAACCTACCCATCCATGCCACCAGCTGCATGTCCCTTGCCTCCGGCTCGAAGGCAAACCGCTCAAGGTCAGCACCCACCGGTATGACCCGTGTCCGTTCAAGAGGCAGGTGTGATACCTGGCCCATCACATAATCCCTCACATGCTCGGCAACAAACACAACAGCATCCACCTCGCTCCACCTCACTTGCCGCAGCGTTGCCTCATAAGCCTCATACGAATGCAACCGGGTCACCAGTCTCTGGTCAGAGTTACGGTTCACAGTAGCTGCTACCAGGTTCCGGCCAGCCCACTCGACGAATATGTGCGTGGCATCTTCTGCCTGCTTCAAGTCATACAATTCTATGCGCTGCACCCACGAGCGCCGGTATATAGCCTCACCTATCTGCCGGGAGAATGTTGCCAGGTGGTCAACCACCACCACACGGGTGTTGGCGTTACGCCGGTCAACCAGCCCAAGATGCTTGCGTGCCATCTCACCAGCCACCAATGCACTCTCGTCATCGGGCATGTATGATAGCACTTTATTAGCTGCCATTATCACGTCACGGGCAGCATTAACCTTCACATACAGATGCATGAGGATTTTCCACGGGCGCCACGTATAATCACCCACATCAAGTTCCATGAACTTGGCTGGCATCTGTACATTAGTACTGCGCTGCATCCATGCAATAGCCTCGCCCATGTCGCCATCCTTCTCGGCAACGGCAGCCAGCATGAGCAACGGCTCCACCCGCTCCGGCCCCTCCCGCAGCGCCTGCAACGCCTCCTGCCTCGCCTTGCCGTACTTCTCCATCTGCACGTAGCACTGTGCCACCGTCATACGGGCACGCACACGCATAATGCGCCACGTGCCATACTTCAGATATTTCCGGTATGCCGCTATAGCCTCAACCCACTCCTCACGCTCAAGGTAGGCAGCACCAAGATAATACCACGCCCTCTCGTCACGTGGGTCAGCCTTCACCTTCCCGAGGAAATAACGCAGATTGAGGTCGCTGCGTTGTGCCTTGCGAGCCACCTGCCGATCAGGTGGCTTGAAGTCACGTATGACAACTTGGTTGGCTTCCGCCATCTCCTCTTCAGTATGGTGCAAAGCATTATGTACCTCGTTGACATAATGCACCGCCGAGGAAGTGCGTATCAGCCTTGGCTGCTGTATGACCCAACCGGGGTTTCCAAACTTGTCCCGGTCAATTTCAACCAGCCCCTTGATGACATTGATTTCCAGTGGCACCGTCTTGATAGCCTCAGGCACAATCTGCCGGGACATAGCACTCAACTCATCGTGCCCATCCAGCACCAGTGCCCAATCACACGGACATCTGGTCAGCAGCATATTGCGTACGGTAGAAAAATCCTCATCGAAGGTGAAATAAAAGACCTCGGCCCCACAGGCCTCAGCAATCTCGTAAGTGCGGTCAACGGTCTTGTCGTCGACTCCCACCAGCATATGGTCACAGACACCAGCCACAGAACGCAGTGCCTGCTCAATACGTACCTCTTCATCCCGTGCCATCATCACGAGCCCCAACGTGGGGGCACCGGTTGTGGCCGGTACCCCCTGCTGGGAATCGACTTTCGTCGCTTGGCCTCTGGTAGACACCGGCTATGCCTTGTCGTACCAGAAGAGAACGATGAAGTCGATTTTGTTCGTTGCAGCAGTCACACGGACGTTGCCAGTCGAGCGAACCTTGATGCTCGCCGCAGCAATTTCCACGACCTCCTGAAGCCCAGAAGCCGCCACAACATCGAACCGGAGCGCCTTGAGGATGGTGTCCGTGGTGGCAATGCCACTGATAGACAGATCCACCGAAGCGGTATCTGCCCCACGGATTACATCCACCTGCCACCCCTGCAGCTCGGTCAGCACGCTCTTCAGGTCCGGCGTTCCTGCTACCGGATTGTCCCAGCCGAAACGTGAGCCGAGATTGGTCAAGGATTCGAGGGTCATATCTCTCGTTTCCCATTCGGTTGAAGGTTCACAGTGTCAACGAACGCTACGTAGCAATGTTGTACCCGAGGGCCACAACCTTGTTCGCAGCCGTGGTCACCGGGAACACCGCCTCGTAGTCCTGCCGGATCTTGCTGACCATCTTAGTCTGGTCCGTCTCGATGTCCTCCACCGAACGCACGGTGATGCCGGTACGCTCGCCCAGCAACCACGAGGGGCGATGGACCAGTATGACGCTCGACCGGTCCGTGTTCACGCCATCGTAGTACCCACTGGCGCCGAGGTTGTCCTGCATCTTCTCGGACGTGACGATGGGGATGCCATCGATCTTGGCCAGCTCGCCCGTCAGCACTGTGGCTGCAGGGCCATACTGGTCAAGCGTCAAGACCTGGGTGATGCCCAGAAGCTTGATGTACTCGAGGGCCGAAACGATGAGAGCAAGATTGCCGGGATCACCTGCACGGGTGCCCAGCAACTCCCGCACGTCGCGCAGCAACTCGAGCGTGGGCTCGGCATTGCTGAACGACGTGGTGAGGCTGGTGCCATCGATGGCAGCAGCACGCAGACCCAACCAACTCTTCCGGGCGTCGTCGCTGCCCGTCACGTTGGTGTCCTGGTGCGTGCCTGCACTGTCACCGTTGAGGATTGCATCCTCAACACCGAAGGCAATGGCCTTGGCAACCTGCAACCGTACCCATGGCAGAATGGGAATGATGCTGTCCTCCTCCACCTCGGCACTGAACACCGTACGAGCCGCCAGCTTGACCGCAGTGAAGGTCAGGCTGGTCGTCTCCGGTGTGCTGGCCCGGAGCTTGGTTGATTCATCGGCCTGCGACTCCGTGGCGAGATACGCCGTGGCATCGGATGCCTCGACGGGGAGGGTGTAAGGGTTCGTAGGCATGGGAATGGACTCAAACAGAGCAGCCACCATGTACTGCAGGTGAAACAGCTCAGTGAGCTGCGCACTGAAGCCGGTGGGCACCCACTCGTCACCGACACCAGCACCCGTCGAGTACAGGGCTTTGCCCAGCCTCGTCCGTCCTGGTGCCAGCATGTCGTGGACCCGACCGAAGGTCTTCAGCTTGGACCAGTCTGATGGCCCCCACGGCAGGTTCTCGGCCCGTGCCTTCGAGCCAAGTACGCTGTTGAGGATATAGAGGTCATCACAAGCGAGCTGGAACTCACGCACCTCGTGGTCCTCGGTGGGAGTTACCAGCAACTGCTCCATGGTATCCACTACCTTCAGGTCGGTCATGCTGACCTTAGCATAGTGCGCTGGCTCGAGTTGCTCGGCAGCCTTGCGATGGGCAGCGTCACGGGCAGCGATCTGGTCCTCAACCATGCGGCTCAGGACCTCCTCGTCATACCCCGTGGCCTTGCGGCCCTCAAGTTCGTCGAGCTTCTCATTGATGCGGGCCGCTATGGCCTCGGGTGTGGTGTCGGGAACCGGTGTTACCTTGGCAGCTTCACCGCCTGCCTCCGCTTCCTCGATGACGAGCGCTGGTGCCATCTCCTGCGCCTTGGCCTCGTCAATACCCTGCCCGATAAGCCAGTCAACGGCCTCTTTCAGAGTCTTGAACAACGTGTACCTCCAATGAACGTAATTTCAGTTTCTTGCTACCATGCCGTCATAGCCTGACGGCGAGGGCTACAGGTTACAGGCCTCATCGGGTTATCACTTCACACCAGCTTGCGGGCACGGTCTACCTGTGCCTCCAAGCTCAACAGCTCGTCCGTCAGCAACGCATCATCAACACGCCGCTCCACCTCCAACAGCGTACGCACCGCTGCCGCATCACTCTCAGGCACCACCGGGAAGCCCGGTCCACCGAGCGTTACCGGCAGCACCTTGCCACCGAAAATACCTTCCAGCGCCTCCACCGTCAGCGCCACCATGCTGCGCTGCGTATCCGTCATCTCCACGCCGTCCGCCTCTACCCGCTCCGCCACATGCACGGCACGCTGGCGCAGCTCGTGGAAGGCTGTTACAGGGTCGAATGCGAATGACTTCGGGCTGGGTGCAATGCGCACATCATCCATATCTGCGTCCGTCACGCCCGAGAAGTACACTGCCCGCTCTTCGGCAGCGAAGTCATCCCACGCCTTGAACTCCGGCGCCTCTTTGCCGAACTGCCCGTAGTGCTTCGCAAGGTGGTTGTATACGTCCTTGCGGTCTTCTTCTGGTATGCCCGCCCCACCACGACCGCCGAGAAGTACAGCCATGGCAGAGGCCACAGCACGCCACACCGTTTTCAACTGGCCGTCCAGCACCTTGTGATGCGGCAACTTGTATTTTGCCCTCGAGCGCTCACCCGAGGGGTCACACCACGCATGCACCGTGGCATATTTCTCCCAATCAGCCCCAGTTGGCCCCAACAGCACGTTCCCGTCCGCCACGCCGAACGACCACGAGGCAGCCTCATCCGCCAGCGGGTAGCTGCGGTACGGCACCACTGCCCGCTCCTCGGCCAACACCCGCACATCGTTACCTGCACCAACCATAAGGTGGTACAGGCCCGTGTCATCCTCTCCCAGCTCAATGCCATTATCCCACAGGGCACATGCCCGTGCCAGCGCCAGCTCTCGCTGCAAGGCACCAGGGTTGCTGGGCACAGGCACCCCGCTCAACTCCAGCAGGTCCCATACCGTGATGGTCACACCCTTCTGGTTGTCCAGTGCCTGCTCACGACTGAACTCGATGGGAATGAACCCAATGCTGGAAGCATTGAGGAACCCGCCCCGGTACTTGCCGAAAATAAGGGCAGCGAAGGGGTCGGCCATATCGAACTTGATGTCGCCAAACACCTCCTCGTCGGTTTGCTCCACCGTGGGCATCAGCACCTTGCCAATGCTTGGCTGGCGGTACTGGTGCGCCCACAGGAACACCGGGTTCTTGGCGAAGTCATCCAACCGGCCACCACCCGGTTCGATTACCTCGCTGTCCCGGTCCACGACCCGGCGGGTGAAGGTCATACTTATGACCCCGTCATCCTTCACTTCCTTCACCGTGTCACGGACCACTGCCTTGACGGCCGTACTCTCAGCCCGCTCACCAGAGCGCAGCTTGCTGGCCCAGTCAGTGAATCTCATGGCCCATCTCCTCCTCGGACGGCCTCCAGTGTCTCTGCCGCATCCACCATGCGCAGCAGCCGGGCCGGGTTGCCGACCCACACCTCATGCGGTCCCACGTCCTTCGTTACCACTGCCCCGGCACCTATCAAGGCCTCCTCACCAATGGTGAGGCCGGGCAGTATGACGGCTCCGGCACCAACACGGCACCCTTGCTTGAACGTCGGCCCCTTGAACTCACGGCCCGGTGTGCGCCCCATCGACTTGTCGTTCGATGTAATGACGCACGGGCCAAGGAACACATCGTCCTCGACCGTGCTGTATGCCGTGAGATATACATTCGTCTCCAGCTTGCACCGGGCACCCACCCGGCAATCGTTCTCCACCGCCACGCCCCTGCCCACTATTGTCAGCTCGCCAATCAGACACCGCTCCCGCACCGTGGCAAAGTCAGCCACATACACCCCCTCACCCAGCCCCGTGCCTGCATACACCAGCGCCCGATTGCCCACAGTCACATCCCGGCCCACCACCAACGGCTCGGGCTCTGCCATCTCTCTGGTCATTGCACTGGCCGCTGGCCGCCGGGGCAGCACCCCCATCACTGCACCATGTCCAAGTCGTACATCAACACCCAGCTTGACCCATGGGTACACTACCGGAGGCTGGTACGCTGCACTGGCCACCAGCAGCTGCTCCTGTGCCACCGTGAGGTGGGCAAACTCGTCAAGGTCTACCATGACGCTTCCTCCACCTCTTCGGTGAACTCGCCGTTGAGTCTTTCGACGAAATCAAGCAACTCGACGAACCAGTACCCGTGCTTCTGCTCCCCAGCCCACTCCCGCAGTATCCTGTAGTTCTGCACAACACAGTGCCCCCCCACCCTGCCCGGCAAAACCATGGGCTGCTCCAAGTAGCTCCTGCCCGTCTCCCTGAGGCCGGTATTGTAGACCTCAAGGAATTGCAGCACCACATCACTGTACTCAGGTGCCCTGTCCATCCCGTCCAGCAGCCGCTGCGTGGCCTGTGCCACCGCCAGTATTATACCGAACCGGGTGGTACTCAGGAGCTTGCCCAGCTCCGTTACCCGTGGGTCCTTCATTATATAGGTGCGCACCCCGCAGTCCTCCAACGTCCCGGCGCACTCCTTGCGGGCACTGCCGTCACGGGAGGCAACGAACTTAGTATACATCTGCATGTCCCTCCCGAGGTGCGGGTGCTTACCCATCACCGGACTATGCACCACCGGCCCGTCCACCATCAGGGCCAAGCTGTCCGTTGTGCCCGGCTTCACGGTGGCATGAATGACAGTGTACCTCGGGCTGAACGTCTCCACATCGACAGCATACGACTCCAGCGTTGCCACCGTGAGCCACGGGTAACACAGGTGCAGCACATCTACCCCAGCCACCTCGTGTCGCTTTACGTCCATTATCTCCACTCGACACTCACCGTCAAGCATCTCGGCCAGAGCAGTGCCAACCTGCCCGGCCCCTATGATGGCATGAACCTTGTCGGTCCTTGCCGGTTGGCCCCCTTGGTTACTCACGTAACAACCTCCTCGGTGTTGGGTATTATGAAGCAATGGCAGTTGCAGTTGTTTGCCGGGTCAGCTCCCATGCCCGGTGCCTCCATCAGCTCCCCACCTACCCGGAACAACTCGCCCACTTCGATGCCGGGAGTGCCCGGCCCGAACTCGGCCTCAGCCATGCTGTGTGCCTCCCGCACATTTGGCCCGTGGTCAGTCAACCAATTAGTCCTTGGCACCCGTGCCTGTACCATTGCCCCGAGGGTGCTGGCCGACCACATGCCGGTGGTTGTGGTCGTTGCCAATGTGTCCGCCCGCCATACCGCCTCGTCGTAGAACGAGCGTGCCCCACGGACCGCATGCCCCAACAGCCCACCACCTGTTACAACGCCGGTAAGGGCTGCAGTCAGGAGACCTCGTCCAGTGTCGTTGAACTTCCTGTACTGGTCCTGCAGCCTGTGCAGCTGTGCTACCACATACGGGTTGTCCAAGTCATACACATCCGCCACACCCAGCTGCTCCAGCCAGTACCGTCCCGCCGCCCCCCCTACACCCGCAACCCCGCTGCGCAATGCCTCCTCAAGCAACGCAA